TTATTTATATAATATATTTAAACTGCAAAAAAATCAAATATTTTTTTACATTTTTACAGAAAAACTGTTGACATTACAGTTTAACTGTAATACAATACAATCAACGAAAGGGAAAGTGAGGTGATAAATTGAACCAACAAGATTTCGTAAAAGATGGAATTACATTAAAAGCAGCACGAGTAAATAAAGGGCTGACACAAAAGAAAGCAGCGGAAATGCTAGGTATTAGCGAATATACGTTGATGAATTATGAAAAAGGAAAATCATCCCCAGATGTACATGTGCTAAAAAAGATTGAAAAACTTTATGAGGTCCCGTACCACAAGATTATTTTTTTGTAAAAGAATTACAGTTTAAATGTAATTTTAAAGAGGTGATTAGATGATAGTACAAAATCAAGCGGATCTAAAACTAGCCAACAAACGATACGGACAAACATCCACAAGATTTGGATGGGCAGGTAGAAATGATGAGTACGGCCAATACTGGAGAAAACTCATCAAAGCTAAATGGCCTAAACGCAATCAATCAAGATGGAATAAGAAAGTCATTCTATCTTGGGTAAAACTGGCACGTAAGGCAGATATTCACGCAAGGAATGAAAGGAGATACAAAAATGTTTATCAACAATAAATTTAAAGAAGCCATTGCTTGCGCTGGTGCGAAAATCAGAGAAGAACACTATGACTATATTGAAACAATATTCGATGAAATTACACCTTATGGGTGGGAATGTCATTGTGAAGATGCTCAACGGATGGAATGTGAAAACACATCTGAGGTGTTAAGACGAAGATTTGGGCGGCCTAATAATCATAGAACATATGGTTTTTGTTTTAACCCAACATTGTAACGAGGTGATGTATGGAGAGCTTAGTATACACGGCTAACCAAGTAGCGGAACTATTTCAAATTTCGCTAACTGCAGTGTATGACCTAAGAAATAAAGGCAAGCTAAAACAACTACCGAATGTAAGCGGTGTAAGGTTTAGTAAAAAAGAGGTTGAAGCACTAGCAGGAGTTGAAAGTGAATACTCAGCTATTGGTTACAGAAAGTTAAAAAACGAAGTGGAACGATTGGAAAAAGAAAACAATCGTTTGAAAAGTGAAATAAAAAAAATCACCAGCCAAATGCTAGTGATTGTAGGAGAAGAGTTATGAAATTGATTTTGTTGTTAAGGGCGGTATCATTCCTAATGATTATAGGAACTGTAGGGTCAATTGAAATTAATAAAATCGACTCTTACACAGCATTTTTGCAAATCGCTCTTGGATTTTCGCTTTTAATCTTATCCAATTTTTGGGTAAGAGAAATAAAAAAAGCACGCTAAGCTGACCAAAGCCATAAGCGTGCGAGTAGAGAGTATGTGAAATATCTCTACTTGTATTTTAACACAAGGAGAAATTGAATGCCAAGTTTATACGAATTGAGTAAAGATTATAAAGAATTACAAGCGATGCTTGAAGTAGCGGAAACAGATGAGGATATGGAAGCAATTCAAAATACATTGGATATGCTTGATTGCAGCATCGATGAAAAAATCGAAAATACTGCAATGTTTATCCGCAATCTAAAGGGCGATATTCAAGCGTTTAAAGATGAAGCGAAACGGATGCAGGCAAAAGCAAAAACGTTGGAAAACATGACTGAACGATTAAAGAACAATATTGATCATGTCATGAAAGAAAACCAACTAACAGAAAAGAAAGTCGGACAATTCAAATGTTACTACAAAGAAAGTGAAACAGTAGAGGTTGATGATTTGTATGCACTACCTGATGAGTTTAGAAAAACAACCATCGCAGCAGATAAAGTGGCAATCAAGAAAGCAATTAAAGCAGAACAAGAAGTCGCTGGTGCAAGAATTGAAAAGCACATGAATTTGCAGATTGGTTAGGTGTGAATAATGAAAAGATACGAAAAGCTAATAAGCCTCAGAAAGGAATGTGGCTTTAACCAAGATGAAATGGCACGAATTATTGAAACAAGTAAAGTTACATATCTGTTTAAAGAAACAGGCAAAAGCAGATTTACTATAGATGAATGTTTTCGGATAGTGAATGCACTTTCCAATAATCTAAAAAAAGATTTAACAGTCGATGAAGTATTTAAATAAATTGGTTAGGTGAAACATGGAATTTATCGAAAAAATAGTAGCTATTCAATCAGAACTAAAAGCACCTAAAGGGCAATACAATTCCTTTGGTAAATACAATTACCGCAGTTGCGAAGATATTTTAGAGGGGGTTAAACCTTTACTTGCTAAACACGGATTGGTACTAACCATTCAAGATAGTATCGATTTAATCGGTGATAGGTTCTACGTTAAAGCAACAGCAACTATCACAGATGGAAAAGAACAACTATCAACAAGTGCATATGCAAGAGAAAGCCTTGATAAAAAAGGTATGGATGCATCACAAGTAACTGGTGCTACATCCAGTTATGCAAGGAAGTATGCCCTTAATGGATTACTGGCAATTGATGATACAAAAGATGCTGACACAATGGACAATAACAAAAAGCCAGTACAACAAACACAAGAAACTGTATACAATTGGCAAACTCTAAAAGCTAGAGCCACACAAGGCGGTATTAGTGAAGATGAGTTAAAACACTACTTGAAAGATACATTGAAAGTAGCTGGGACAGATAGCATGACACAAGAGCATTACCAACAAGCATTTAATTGGGTGAATGCTAAAAGGCACGCACAACGATGAAGTGGACAACAAATAACATCGAACTATTACGTTCGCCACTCGGTGTAATGGTAGTCATACCTGCACCACATGACAATGACCTAGATAAATTAGACAAAGATAAAGAATACGTGATTGAAATTAAGAAAAAATCAAAATCACGAAGCATGAACGCTAATGCATACTGCTGGGTGTTATGTCAAAAGATAGCAGAAGTTATGAGTAATCATTCGTATATGTCTAAAGAAGATGTATATAGAAAAGCAATTAAAGACTGTAGTTATTTTAGTTACGTTCCAGTACGTGAGGATGCCATAGAAAGGTACATTCAAATATGGCAAGCACACGGAATAGGGTGGATAGCCGAAGATGCAGGCGAATGTAAAAGTATCAAAGGTTATCACAATATAATGTGTTACCACGGCTCGTCCGTATACACAGTATCAGAAATGCAACGCTTGATAGATTGCCTAGTCGATGAATGTCATCAACTAGGTATACAACTCGAAGATAGTGATTACATACAATCGCTAGTTAAGGAGTGGGGGAATGAACAAGAGAAAAAGGCTTGATGACAAACTCTACAAAATTACAAGGCCACAGGCAATAGAACGAGATAGTATAGACGGCTATCCATGTTGCGTAATATGTGGCGCACCTGCAACGGAAGTGCATCACATATTGCCAAGAGGTAGGGGCGGTACAAGTGAGTTAAATAACCTAGCGTGTTTGTGTAGGTATTGCCATGAAAATTTAGCACATGGAGTATTTGCGAAAGAAACCAAAAGAAAGCTAGAAGCGTTCATTGAAGAAAGGACAAAACGATATGAAGAGAATTGATGTAGTTGAATTATATGTAGTTAAACGCATTGAAAAACTAGAACAAGAAAATGGTAGTTATAAATTACACGAAAAAGAAATTACGGAATTAAAAGACGTACTAGATGTAATACATCACGTTAATCACGCTAAACAAAAACAAGATGCCAATAAAATTGATGCATTTGTTTATAGCCTAAGCAAACTTAATGAACATTTTGCAGATGTGGAAGAAGATTAGCCTATGAGCGAACCGAAAAGATATTTCTGGTTAAAGCTACACAAGGACTTTTTCCAACGAAAAGAAATTAAACGATTAAGAAAGATTGCAGGTGGTGATACCTATACAATTATCTATCTCAAAATGTTACTACGTTCAATTATGAGCGATGGAAAACTTTACTTTGATGGACTTGAAGATGATTTTGCATCAGAACTTGCGTTAGACCTTGATGAAAAAGAGGAAAATGTGCAAATCACTATACAATACCTACTCAAAAGCGGATTGCTTGAAATGTGTTCTGACGAGGAATATTACTTGCCTGATACAAAAGATAGTACAGGGTGTGAAACCGCAGTAGCTAGTAGGGTTCGTAAGCATCGAGAAAGAAAAAAAGCGTTACAATGTAACACCGATGTAACGCAAGTGAAACAATTATGTAACGGAGAGATAGAGAAAGAGTTAGAGATAGATAAAGAGTTATATAAAGAGAAAGAGAAAGATATAGATATAGATACTCTATCTTTATGTGAACAAAAATCTCTAATTCATGATGTATGGGAAGATACTTTTGATTTGATAACTACAAATGTAAAAAAATCACTAGATAATCTTGTAGATGAATATGGAGCAGTATTAACTAAACAAGCTATTCTTGATGCAAAAAAACAAGGTAAATCTCATATCAAGTATGTTGAAGGTGTTTTAAAAAACAAGATGCTTGAAAGAAATGTACCTGTAAGTAACACAAAGAAAAAACGATTTGTAAAACCAACAGTAGAGGAAGTGAAGCAATACTGTATTGAACGAAACAATTGTGTAAATGCTGAACAATTCTATGACTACTACGAAAGCAATGGCTGGAAAGTAGGAAAGAACTCTATGAAAGATTGGAAAGCATGTGTAAGAACATGGGAACGTAATGGTTACGATAAACCAATCAAGAAGAAAAACAATAAGCAAGATACATTAAACGATATGCGAGCTTTGATGAACGAATATGGGGGTGTAAATGAACAATCAAATGAACCATCAACAGAAGATACTGGAAGCACTATTGATATTGAGTACAGGGTGGAACACTAGCCCCTCTAAAGAAACAATCAAGTTGTATGTTCATCAGTTATCATATGCTGATCCATTAATTCTACAACGAGCCATGCTTAATCTTTTGAGTAAATGTAAATTCTTACCATCATTTGCAGAAATAGAGAGTGAGTATAAAGAACTCGATAATTACATCAACGGAAAAGAAGAAATGATGACTGCACAAGAAGCCTATGGGGTAGTCGAAGATGCAGTTAGATTATATAGCTATGAGCATGGGTTGAAACATTTAGACGGAATAATAAAACAGGCAGCACAAACAATATGGAGTGCATTTAATCCTTGGGGTGGTGATTATAATCGTGCTGCTTGTATGTCTCAGTTTGTCCGATGCTATGAAGAATTAGTAAAAAGGAAAAACAAAAACGATGAAAAAGCATCTGAAATCAAGAATGATGGATTGCTTTTAGAAATGAAGATGAAGAAAGAGGAAGAGCGGAAACAAATCGAAGTAGGCAATGCACAAATCAAAATGCTACCGAATGGACATTTAATTGAAACAGTCAAAGAGGAGCGTAAGCCTGTAGATTTAAACGAAATACTAAACAATGCTGATATTTCTGAAAGTGGAAAAGCATTATTACGGCAAGTAATAGGGAGATAGTACATGGAATACATGGGAAGTATAAAAGTGGAATTTAGTATTAGCACCAATATCAATGCAGAAACAGAGGGGCAAGCGTGGCACAAACTGCATCAAATCATCGATTATTTGAATGACAATGTAACAATCGATTGCAAGTTAGGTAGTGAATACGATGTTAGCGTTGATGAGTGCAACGTAGAACCAAATTATATAAGTGAGTACTAGTAATGAAGAAAAAACACAAGATGGCAATCCTAATCGAAATACCACTCAATGTGGAAACTGAGCAGGAGGCAACAGAGCAAATGTCAATGTTAATGAAAGCGAACGCAAAAGAGTTTGAGTGCATGCATGACATGATAAGAACATACAAAGGCAAGATTAATATTGAAAGGAAATTGATATGAACACAGTACAAATTCTAGGCAATCTAGCACGTGATCCTGAATTGCGTTTTACAAAAACAGGAAGAGCCGTAGCAACTTTCACAGTCGCAGCGACTAATACATATATTGATAGTGCAACCAATGAAACAAAAGAACAAACTGCTTTCATCAATTGCGTAGCATGGGGCAAGACAGGCGAAGCTGTTGGTGGATGTAAGAAAGGCGAACGGCTATTCGTAGAGGGGAGAATACAAACACGTTCCTATGAGGATAGCAACGGCCAAAAGAAATATGTAACAGAGGTAGTTGCTAATTTCGTAGGGCGGAAATTAGAGAGTGAATTTGATAGCAGTAATTTTGATAGTTTTGAAAACGCAAATCAAAACGAAAATATTCCGTTCTAAGAGGTGAGAAAGATGAAACAATTTAAAATTATAGGATATGTAACAATTGGATTTGAAAAAATCGTAGAGTGTGAAAACTTTGAAGAGGCCGAAGAACAAGCTAATGTAATTGCACTTACGGAAGATGTAGACGGCCGTGATATGAATGAATGGTTTGATAGCGTAGAAGTCGAAGAAGTGGAAGAGTTAAAGGAATAGAAATGCTAGTAAAAAACGAGAATGAATGGTGCTGGGTAATCGATGGACATATAGGGTATCCAGAAAAAAGCATAGAAGATTGTGTAAATGATTTTGCTAAAACGTATCCAGCAGAAGAAGTACCGATGATTAGAGTTGGAAATCCTTATTATTATGTTCCTACTGTTAATGCTGAACGAGTTATTGAAGAGATTGTATATAGTGATCTTGACGATGAAATAGCGGAATATTCGGAAGATTATTTGCTTGATGTGAAGAAAGAACATATGCAGGAGTTGGAAAATGAATTAACAAAGGTATTTCGTGAATGGGAAACACGACATGGATATGATAATAGAGAATTTGTAATCTGTGAAACCATTAATCCTTTTGAAAAGAGGTAACGATGAAAGTAGAGTTATTTAATGACAATTTTCAAAATTTTAAGCGATATGGAATACCAAAGGCACAATTGGTAATTGCTGACATTCCATATAATTTAGGGAATAACGCTTATGCAAGTAATCCTATGTGGTATGTAGGGGGGGATAACAAGAATGGCGAAAGTAAAAAAGCAGGTAAAGCGTTCTTTAACTCCGATTATAATTTCAACATTGCAGAATACTTTCACTTTTGCAATCGGCTATTAAAGAAAGAACCTAAAGAACGAGGAAAAGCACCATGCATGATTGTATTCTGTTCTTTCCAACAAATGCCGATGGTAATTGAATACGCTAATAAACATGGGTTCAAGAATTATATTCCTATCACGTTTAACAAAAACTATTCCGCACAAGTTTTGAAAGCTAATATGCGTATAGTTGGTGCTACTGAATATGCGTTAATTCTGTATCGTGAAAAACTTCCAAAGTTTAACAATAACAAAAAAATGATATTTGATCACTTTGAATGGAAGCGTGATAACAAGAATATCATTCCTAATATCCACCCAACGCAAAAGCCTGTAAACGTACTAAAACGCTTGATAGAAATATTCACAGACGAGGGCGATGTAATCATTGACCCTGTAGCTGGTAGCGGTAGCACATTAAGGGCGGCGATGGAACTCGGAAGGAGTGCATACGGATTTGAAATCGATAGAAAAATGTATGCAAAAGCAAAAGATGAAATGTTGAGCGATGTAAAAGTACAAACAAATTTGATGGAATTTGCAGAATAAGGCGGTGATGAAGATTGCCAATAAACAGTAAGCAAAAAGGAGCAAGAGGTGAACGTGAATTTGCTAGTTTATGCAAGGAACATGGATTTGATGTAAGACGAACGCAACAATATTGCGGAAATACAGGTGATGCCAGCGATTGTGTAGGACTACCTAATATCCACATTGAAGTAAAGCGTGTGCAAGCATTAAATATCGATAAAGCAATGACACAAGCAATTCACGATAGCGAGCATAAAAATGTGATGCCAATCGTGGCACATCGAAAAAATAATGCTAAATGGTTAATCACCATGAGGGCGGATGATTGGTTTGAAATGTACAAAGAAAGTGGATTGAGTAATGGCAGTTAACACATCAACATATGGAATCCCACACAATTGCAAGAACTGGCTAGCATTAGCATCGGTAGTGTGGGGCAAACTGGATATAAGTGAAGCTATACATATTGTTACTGACAAAGGCAGGGGATTGCCCACAAAAAGAAGCATACAAGATGAATTTGCATTGACTGATAAGGTTATTGAACTATGCAAGAAAGGTTTAACAAACAGGCAAATTATGGATGAGTTGAATATATCGAGCAATCGAGTTGTTAGAGCTAAGAATTGGGGAGAATGGAATAATGTTAGTGAAACTATTAAATGAATACGCAAAATTGCCAACTAGAGGAACAATTGATAGTGCAGGATTAGACATATATTGTCCGTTTAATATAACAGTACATGCAGATAGTCAGAAGCGGATTCCATTAGGGATAGCGGTTGAGATACCTAAAGGATATGTTGGGGTTCTTGCACCTAGAAGTAGCCTTTGTAAAACACCATTGAGAGTACCTAATAGTCAAGGTTATATCGATGCAGATTATAGAGGGGAACTAAGCATTGAGTTTGAAAATATATCTTGTAAAGATTATGAAATTTCAAGAGGTGATCGTATAGCACAATTGATTATCACACCTTATTTGAATGTAGATGTAGAAGAAGCTCAAACACTAAGCGAAACAGAACGTGGCGATGGTGGATATGGTAGTACTGGCAAATAAAAAGACAGTAAATAGACAGAAAAGACAGTAGAAAGACAGAAAGTAGACAGTAAAAGGAGAAAACAAATATGAATAAATTAGTATTAGCAACAATGATTATGGGTGTAATTGGTGGCAATGTGTTTGCAAATGGTGTTGTAACAGGGCCTGTAGAGCCTAACACACAAACACCAGTAGTAAGCGGTTACAATTCTGTAGCCGTAGGTGCAAATACAGTAGTTACAGGTACAAATACAATTGCAATTGGCCGTGATAATAAAGCAACAGGAAATGATAGTGTTGTAATCGGTGGTGGCAATGGAACAATCGAAGCTGATCAAGCAAGCGTAATTGGGTACAACAATTACGTAGGAAACAATAAAGAACAAACTGTATTAGGTGCTAACAATACTGTAGACAATCAAGGTGCGGTAGTAGTAGGCACACATAGCGTAGTGCGTGGTATTGATGCAGTAGTCATTGGGAACAATGCATCAGCACCTGTTCAAAATTCCGTAGCGATTGGCACGAATAGCCAAACTGATAATCCTGTAGGTGTTAGGCAAGTTGTATTGAATGGTGTAACTCACGTGTTCGCAGGTGAAAGTCCTAATAGCGTAGTATCCTTTGGCAGTAAAAAAAGCGATACATACAGTGGAATTAGCAATTACAATCGACAATTGCACAATGTAAGTGCGGGCCGTGTAGACCCTAGCAGTTTAGATGCAGTTAATGGCAGTCAGTTGTTCGCAGCGTATGACGAAATTGAAACAAACGGAACACACATTGCCAAACTTCAAAAAGATGTAAATTGTTTAGATAAACGAGTAACACGAAATACTACGAATATCTCTAATTTGACCTCTAAGGTGGATAACGGATTTACAACGATTAATAACACTCTAAACGCTACAAATGAGCGTGTAGGGCAAAATAGCCAAGCCATTTTAAACAATACGGATAGAATTAATAGCCATGAAACACGTATTACAGATTTAGAACGAAACACAGTAGGTCAAATCTCAAACGTGATGCATGAAGTAGCAAAAGCTGGTGCATCTAATGCAGCACTAAGTGCGTTGCACTACCTAGGCTACAATTTTGATGATAAATTAACATTTGCAGTTGGCTATGGCCACTACAAAAACGCAAATGATGTAGCCCTCGGTATGTTCTATGCACCAACGGAGCATGTAATGTTTAGCTTGGGTGCTACATTAGCCAACAAAATGATTAATGCAGGTGTATCTTTTAGACTTGGTAAAGGTAGTGAATATGAAACTAACCATAAAGGCAAAATCAAACAACTTGAGGAATTGGTAAATCAATTAGTAGCGGAAGTTGAAGAATTGAAAGCTGGTAAATAATGAATGAGATTGAACGAGATATCGAAAGAATAGAAGATGAGCGTAGAATATCAAGACTTGCGATGGCAAGACATTTAGCTGTTCTTGATGCAGAACGAAAGTGTAGAAATAATAGTTTGTTTTCGATTTTGTTAACAGGTTTATTGATATGGACTTTTGTGTTGTTGATTTGCATAACAATCATGATGTTTTTACCATTGTTTAAGTAAGGAGCATAAGTACTATGTGTACACCAATGAGCAGATATACAGGCGATGTAGATAAGCTACAAACAAAAACAAAAGACTTCAAAGCAATGGCTAATATGAATGCAGAAAATAATAGAAAGGCAATCCGATTTGCACAAGAGTTATTCTTTAATGCGATCATGGGTGTATCGATAGTAGTTTTGATATTTGGATTTGTGATTTTAATTAAAGTGTTGATTGGATAGATATAGGCGGTGAAATATCCGCCTTATCATAAGAGGTTAGTATGTTAGGATATAGCGGATACGTTGTACATTTTGATTATTTTATAGATGTACACAAAACAAAAGAAAGTGCTATGGAATTTCTAAAACAGTTAGCTTATGAAAGTGGTGAAAGCCAATTTGTAGTCGGTGTGGCTGTTAAAAAAGATGATGGTATAGTATTAGAATTTCCTGATTTATACCAATATGACGAAGTAAGAAAAGAATGGTATAAATTGTGGTGATAAAAAGCATAATGAGGTATAAGAATTATGAACGATAAACAATTTACGGATAATTTTTTTAGAACTATGTATGAATTAGGATATAAAAAAGCGGAAATTGAAAAAGGATATATATTTTTCTACGAAAAGCCAGTAACGTTAACTACGTGGGTTCCTAGCATTCCGATAAAATGCACTTGTTTTACAGATGAACCTCAATGTATTGATATTGCAGAATATCTAGGTATTGTTGACTGGAGCAAAGTAAAGGTTGATACACCTATATTAGTTAAACAGTATGAACAAGATGAATGGGAAAAACGACATTTTGCATATTTTAAAGATGAGAGAGTGTATGCTTGGTTATGTGGTGCAACATCTTGGAGTGCTGATTATGAGGGCGATACAACCGATTGGAATCTTGCAAAACTAGCAGAGGTGTAAACATATGGCTGAAAATTTAATTACAATTGGAATGATATTAGGTGTTTCGCCTTTTTTAGCAGTGATTTTAAGCGATGCCTTTGATACGTTTGAAGAGGGATGCGTGCGAATGTTATACATACAGGCGATAATTGGTATTGTGTTAATTATCTTTGGTGCTGGTGTTATGTTGGGTGGTGAGTAATATTTGAATGAACCGACAAAAAGTGAAAAAAGATTAATTAGTAGTGCTAGAAAATACCTTGAGCCTGTAAAGACAGTTGATGAGCAAATAAAGTCGATTGCAAAAGAAATAGAACAACTACGATGTAACATTACATCGATTAGTGCTATTGATTACTCAAAAGATAGAGTGAGCGGTGGAGGTGTTCCGTGTGGATTAGAAAATAGCGTGGCAAGGTTTATCGACACAGAAAAAGAACAACGCAGACGGATTGATGAATTGAGTGAGTACAAGTGCGATGTAATCAACACGATCAATAGTCTAAGTGAAGAAATAGGCGGTACAATGTTACGTTATGAATACCTGCTTGGAATGTCAGCCAAACAAGCGCATTCTGTTTTTGAGAACCAATTCAACGAAAGACAGGCTATGAGGTATAAAGAAAAAGCGTTAATTGAAATAGGCAGGTTGAAATGTCAGTAAATGTCATGAAATGTCAGTAAATGTCAGTATAAACACCTAAAAACATATAGTAGAATATAAGGTGTAAGAGTTGCCAATGAGCAATTCTAAAAACTAAATAGCAATTGAGGTGCGGTTTTATATTTTGTATTTGAAAATCAACGAGTATTGTTTCTAAGTCATTACAATCTATATTATTTTCTAACTGCACCGCACCTCTTATATTGCATTTTGTAAACTAATACCGCGCGCATATAGTCATTTCCAATGTTGCAAATAATATCTATACGTTTCATGAGATAAAACCTTTAAGCGAAAAATGTTACATACTACAAATAACTACAAACAACTAGCGGTATTAGTTTAGAGAGTGCAATTGCATACTGAAAACTAAAGCTATATATGTTCCATTAAGAACCGAGTATCTTGGTTAGTGATAATTAGCGAGTGCTAGCCGTGATTACAATTCATATGCTCGTGTTGGTGAATAGCCAACTATATAACTTTGGTTTTGAGTATGCAGTAAAAATGAATAAAATAAACATGATATGAGGTATATCCACGGCGATATATCTCATTTTTGTATAAAGTTGTCAAAAGGGGAGAAATGATGACTGAAATATTGTGTTGTAAGAGTAAATGTCTTAACAACAAGAAAGGGAAATGCACGGCTAATGTCATTGAATATGATGGATTATGCCAAACATATATCACACAGGGGAACGCAAGAAAAAGCGTGTGTGGATTGTGTGTTAGATCTAATGGGAAACTAAAACGGAAAGGCGGTGAGGTACTAAGATGATTAAAGCAATTAAACAATTCATTAAGGATAGAGCGTTATTCAAAAAGGCTGCACAAGATTTAGACAATAAAGACTTACAGGCAAAAGCAAAATATGCATTTGAACATCGTGAAGATAGCGTGTTAAGCATTATTGATTGCCTAGCTATTGTGTGCGGTGTATTGATTATAGTCGGTATTGTGTGGTGCTTAATGTGAATTATCAACCAACGATAAAGAAACTGCTTAAAGCATTACAAATGAATGGTAGGCGGTATGTAGTCGATGTAAGACAATCATGGAGTAAGTTTGATAAGCCTTGTAAAGTGTATATCGTCAATCGAATGTACACAGAGGAAGAATACAAACTGACATTCCCTCATAAGTACAAGAAAGGGAAAACGTTCAAGCAAGGACAACTCTATAAGAAAGAAAGTGAGTATAGCAGCACCAAACAACATGAGGTGTTGCTATTTTTAGTTAAGACATATAAAGGTGGTGATTGATATATGGCAGATGCTAGCACCTTAACAGAAAAAGAACGTATATTTGCAGATGAGTATATCAAGACTACCAATGCAACACAGAGTGCTATCAAGGCTGGATATGCAGAAAATAGTGCAAGTGTAACAGGAAGCAAGATGCTAAGAAAACCTAAGGTACGGCAATATATAGATGCAGTCATGAACGAGCGAAGTAAAAACACAATCGCAACGGCTGATGAAGTGCTAGAGTACCTAACTAAGGTAATGAATGGCGAAGAAAAAGATGCATTTGGTTTAGATACCTCAATTGCAGATAGGACTAAAGCGGCCGAATTGTTAGGTAAACGGCACATGTTATTTACTGAAAAGGTGAAACTAGATGCAGAAATAGAGATTGATATATCCGACCGCATGAAGCAAGCAAGGGTGAAGTCAGATGAAGTACAACAAGGCACAACTGATTGATGCGTTGGGTTCGTTCACTCATGATCCGTTAGGCTTTGTTTATTTTGCTTTTCCGTGGGGAGAAAAAGGAACACCACTTGAAAACTTTGATGGTCCTGACGAATGGCAAGTTAAGACTTTCAAGAAAATAGGTGAAGAACTACGTAAGGGTAAGTCATTAGCTAAGGCAATACAAATTGCAGTTGCATCAGGTCATGGTATTGGTAAGTCCGCTTTTTCTTCATTGTTGATATTATTTGCTATTGCTACACATGAGAATACGAGGGGAGTAGTAACCGCTAATACTGATACACAGTTAAAGTCTAAGACTTGGGCTGAGTTAAATAAGTGGTACAACCTGTTCATAGGTAAGGAACTATTTACCTACACGGCAACCGCATTGTTTAGTGCTGATAAGCAGTATGAGAAAACATGGCGGATAGATGCTATTCCATGGAGTGAAAGTAATCCAGAAGCATTTGCAGGCTTGCACAATCAAGGTAACAGAATACTTATCATATTTGATGAAGCATCCGCTATTTCCGATAAGATATGGGAAGTAACAGAGGGCGCATTAACGGATAAGGAAACCGAGATTATATGGTGCGTGTTTGGAAACCCTACACGAAATAGTGGCAGGTTTAGAGAATGTTTTAGAAAGCATCGTGCGTATTGGACTACCTATCAGATAGATAGCCGTACTGTTAAAATCTCAAACAAAGCGAAGTTGCAAGAATGGGTTGATATTCATGGTGAGGATAGCGACTTTGTAAAGGTGCGTGTAAGAGGGATATTCCCTAGTGCATCGGATACACAATTCATATCCGCATCAATCGTTGATGAAGCGCAAAAGCGAATGTATAGAGTTGGTGAGTTTAATAACCTACCTGTAATCATTGGTGTAGACCCTGCATGGACTGGTGGCGATACATTAGAAATCGTGATGCGTAATGGCTATTCCATGAAATGCTTGGCAACCATTGAAAAGAATGATGATGATATGCGAATGGCTAACCTAATAGCACAGTTTGAAGATGAATACAAAGCTGATGCTGTATTCATTGACCAAGGGTACGGAACTGGTATTTATAGTATCGGTAAGTCAATGGGTAGAAAATGGCGGTTAGTTGCCTTTGGTGGTAAAGCACCTAATGATATGTACTTGAATATGCGTGCATATATGTGGGGCGAAATGAAAGAATGGCTAAAAGAGGGCGGTTCAATTCCTAATGAACAGGGCTTATACGATGATTTAGTAGGGCCAGAAGCGATCATTGATAAGAATGGACGTATCCAACTGGAAAGCAAAAAGGATATGAAAGAACGAGGGCTACCATCACCAAACAAAGGCGATGCATTAGCCTTGACCTTTGCATTTAGGGTCACTAAAAAAGTAAATGGCAATCACAGAAGAGTAGCAAATACAGAGTACAAACCATTTGGGTAAAGGGGGAATGTGAATGTGTATGAAAGCTAAAACACCAAGTGTTACTACACCAGCACCTGCACCAGTCGCACAGACTGATGATATGACGCAAAAGAAAGATGAACAATGGTTCACCGATAAAAAGCGTAAGAAAACTGGTTATGATAGTACCATCTTGGCTAGTGCTTTGAACCAAGCCACAGGCAAAACAACATTAGGCGGTTAATATGGGGACTATACTATCAAGCCTAGCTAGGCAACCAACAGAAAAGCCTGTAACTAAACCAAAAGACTATAAGAAAATAAAAGCTAAATTCAATCAGATGTTCACCAATCGTCAAAAATACGTTGAGAAATGGAAGATGATTAGAGATTATCAGTTGCCATTCCTTGGTGTATTCGATGGCGAACAAGACCAATCGAAGTTGTACACCGATAAAATCCTTACTGGTATTGCTTGGGAAAGTTGCCAAATATTTGCTAGTGGTGTAATGAGTGGAATGACACCACCTAGCCGTAAATGGTTTAAATTAACCATGGAAAATACGGATATGGCGGCGAATAGCGATGTAGCGAAAGTATTAGATGAACGTGAAGAAATATTGTATGCAGTATTTGCAAAATCCAATTTCTACAATGTGGTTCACCAAGTCTATATGGAGTTACCATTCGGACAAGCACCAATGTCAATCATGCCTGATGGTAAAGTTGGTGTACGTTTCACATCGTATCCAATTGGCACTTACGCATTAGAATGTAATGCTAATGGTGAGGTTAACACGTTTGGGAGAAAGTATAACATGACTTGCGACCAACTTGTGGAAGAGTTTGGATATGATAACTGTACCGAAAAGATTAAAAATGCATACGATGACGGCAAGGGTAATGCATCTACATATACTGTTTGTTGGCTAGTGTGCGAGAACAAAGACCGCAATGGAAAACTAGGTAACAAGAACATGCCTTATTCCTCTATTTACTGGGTTAAGGGGAGTAGGGATGATGAAATCTTGCGACATAGTGGTTATGAAGAATGGCCTATTCCTATTGCACGGCACACAACACATGATCTAAATGGTTATGGTAAAGGTAGTGCATGGTTCGCACAATCTGATGCAATGATGTTGCAAAAATTGGAACTAGACCGATTAACAGCTATTGAGTTAGGTGTAAAGCCACCAATGGCCGTAACATCAGATGTGATTGGTAGTGTATCACTATTTCCTGGCGGTATAACCGAAGTCGATACAGGCGGTAAGGTTGAGCCTATCTTCAATGTAGGTATCAATTTAGATTGGATAATGCAACAAATCATTGAAGTTAAAGACAGTATCAAGCGTGCATATAGTGCTGACTTATTCCTAATGCTAGACAACATGGACAATGGACAAATGACGGCAAGGGAAGTCATGGAACGCACGCAAGAGAAGTTACAGCAATTAGGGCCTGTAGTGGAACGGCTGCTATCTGAATTTCTTAATCCGATTATCGAACGTACCTATGCGATATTAGATCGTGCAGGTGTGTTTCCGCCAATCGATGAAGCATTAGCGGAAGAGTTAAACGGCCAAGATGTAAAGATAGAGTACATTTCACCATTGGCACAGGCACAGAAAGTATCTTCATTGACATCAATTGAACAGTATTTTGCGTTCCTTATGTCATTGGCACAGGGCAATCCTAACATTCTACAAAAATTCAATTTTGAAGAAGCAGCGGATTATTATGGTGTTAACCTCGGTGTACCTGCAAAAGTAATTGTATCCAACGATGAATATCAAGCTAAGATGGAAGAACAACAACAGGCGCAACAAGAACAAGAAGAACAAGCACAAATGATGCAAGCGGCACAATTAGCACCTCAAATGGCTAGTGCAGCTAAACAAGCAACCGATGCAGCAAATGACGGAAACCCTGTAATGCAACAGTTAATGGGAATGGGGTACTAGATGAAACAAAAAAGAGATTATATGCGTGAGCGCGATATTGAAGCGCTAAACCACGTACTGAGTGATGAACTCGGTAGGTGGTTTTTTTATCGCATATTAGACCGAGCAAAACTGAATAGCCAATCATTCACAGGCAACAGTACAACATTCTTCAATGAAGGGATGAGGGCTGTTGCTATTTTATTACAAAACGATTTAGGAAAGATTGGCGATGGTGTAGAGGGTGTTAAGAAATATCACCTAGCACAAATAGAAAACATTCAGATGCAGAAATATTTCAAGACTTTAGAACAAAGTGAATTAGAGAAAGGTGAATAACCATGGATGAAAATTTAGAACAAGGCACAAACAATAACACGGATAGTGCAAATGGTGGTACACCACAAGACGCGAACACACAAGACCAAGAAAGTACGATTTTAGGCGGTGGCGGTGATACTAACACCGACCAACCTGCAGAACCTATTGTGTATGATTTCTCAACTGCATTTGATGGTGGCGAAGTCGACCAAACCATCGCAGATGAGTTTTCTAAAATGCTGAATGGTGTAGGCGCAACGCAAGAGCAAGCATTACAGATGGCTAAGTTTGGTAATCAATATGCAACTAACCTTGTAACAGCTTACGAAAACCAAAAACAAGAAGCACTCAAAGCACAATACGATGGGTATGCAGAAAACGCTAAAAAGGTATTAGGTAACAAATTCGATACTACTGTTAGCCAAGCGGCCGCAGGTGTTGAAGCAGTAGAAAAGACAATTCCTAATATCCGTGAAATCCTAGCTGAAAATGGCTTGGGTAATCGTGTAGAAGTAATTCAATTATTCGCACATATCGCTGGTATGGCAAGCGAAGATAACAACGCAGGGAACAACAGACCTGCAAATAATCAATCGGACGAAGCTATTAGACGGAATATGTATCCGTCCATGTTTAAAGACTAAAGGAGATTAATTAATGGCTACAATTGGAACTAACAATCCTACATTATTGGATTTACAAACTCGTATGGATCCAAATGGTAAAATTGCACAAATCATTGAGCAATTGAACCAAACAAACGAAATCATTCAAGATATGACAATGATTGAATGTAATGATGGTACATCTAACAAAACAACTGTACGTACTGGCTTGCCTGAGGCTACATGGCGCATGCTTTATGGCGGTGTACAACCTAGCAAATCTACTACAAAACAAATTACCGATACTTGCGGTATGTTGGAGGCTTACTCCGAAGTAGATGCTAAGTTGGTTAAATTGTCTAATGACCCTGTAGCATTCCGTGCTACAGAAGATGCTGCATTTGTTGAGGCTATGGGTCAAGAAATCGCACGTACACTTTTCTATGGTGATGAAAGTACACCTGAAAAGTTTGTTGGTTTATCCGCACGTTTTAATACATTAGACCCTAAGAAAGCTGATAGCGCTAAAAATATTATTGATGCAGGTGGTACTGCTAACCTTGCCTCTATGTGGCTCGTAGGTTGGGGTCCTCTTACTGTACATGGTATTTATCCACGTGGTACAGAGGCAGGTTTACAACAAGAAGATAAAGGTAAGACTACAATCACTAAACCTGACGGCTCTTTGTTTGAGGCATATCGTACTCACTTTGAACAAAACATTGGTTTGTGTGTGCGTGATTGGCGCTATGTAGTACGTATCGCTAATATCGATATGAAATCCATCAAAGAAGATATTTCCGCAGGCCCTAACTTAATTAATTTAATGATCCGTGCAGAAGAAAAAATGCATAGCTTAACAGGATGTAGACCAGTATGGTATATGAACCAAGAATTGCGTACATTCTTACGCTTGCAAAAGAACAAAGTGCATGGTTCTACTATCACAGAAGATATGGAAATGGGTAAAATGGTTACTCGTGCGAATGGTATTCCTGTTCGTAAAATTGATGCATTGCTTTCCACCGAAGCACGTGTTACTGCATAGTAGAGAGGAGAAAATACATGATTATCGATACTTTAAATACATTCCATTGGAAACGTGAATTATCTGGCAATGTCAGCTCCGATGTTATGATTACTAGCGGTGATGCTGACCCTAACTTGTGGTTAGTTGTTCGTGTAGACAAAGCATTAACAGGTACTGCGTTAATCAACGTATATACATCTGATACAGAAAACATTGCTAATCCTGTATTGTTGCATGGTATTACATTACCAGCCAATGCACCAGCTGGGTACGAATATAAAGTGCGCTTGGCAAATGGTGTTAAACGTTATACACGTGCTAATGTCAACAATGCAACGGCTGGCACAATTTCTGTATTCTTAACTAGCGGTATCACTAGCAAATAGGGGGGTAACATGGAATACATTGCAAAAGTAACTTTGTATCACAATACAAAGGGTTTAATTGAAGAAGGAAAAACAGTAGAACTTACAAAAGAAGAAGTAGCTGAATACGATAAAGATTACTTCAATGATTTGTTTGAAGCTGTAGGTGCAGAAGAAACCGAAGATGGCGAAGATAAGCCAAAGACTAAATCTAAAGGCAAGAAAACGAAAGAAACTGCAGAATAATAGAATGAGGGGTGCTTATGCATCCCTCTTTTTCACTATAAAAAGGGGGCAATATGACACCTACTGATATTTGTAATATGGCTCTTAGTCTTATCAATGGCGGTAGGATATACGGCCTTGATGAAGAAACAGAAACGGCTAGACAGTGCAGATTGCATTACGATGCGACACGCAAGATGCTACTATCTCAATACGAATGGAATTTTGCACGAAAGCGTGAAGAGTGCGTGTTATCTGAACATAAGTTAGCTGGCTATGAATTTGTTTATGCGTATCCTGAAAAGTGTATCCGCATCCTTGGGGTTATTCCTAAAGGGGAACGATTTAGAACGGATAGGCAAAAAGAATATGATGTATTTACATTTGACGATAACACAAAATATATCGTGAGCGATGTACCGCTTGCGTACATTGATTACGTATATGATGTGCAAGATATAGATGTATTCAGTCCTGTATTTATCCAAGCGTTAAAGTCTAAAATGGGTTCTGAATTAGCCATGCCATTAACTGGCAACAGTGGATTATTCGACCAATGCTATAAACTCTATCAAGCAGCAACGCAAGAAGCCAAGAGTTTGAGTGCTAAAGAACGTAGGCAAGATATGCCATATATTTCTAACTATGTAAAAGCAAGGAGTTGGTAATCATGAAACCAATGTATATATCACAACTTGCATTTACAACAGGTGAGATTTCGCCTGATGTATCTAGGCGGTTTGACTTAGATCAGTTTAAAAGTGCGTTGCTATTAGCAGAAAATGCAGTCATTAGACCTTACGGGGCGGTGGCTAGACGGCAAGGCTCAGAGTATATAGGGCAAGTTAAAAACAAGGATAAGTCTACACGGCTATTTGAATTTACGGCCGAGAAGAATAAATCATTCCTACTTGAAATCGGTGAGCAGTATATCCGAGTGTGGCGGAATGGTATTTATACAGGTATCGAATTACAAACACCATTTGAAAGCGATGTAGTTGATAAATTGAACTGCATCCAAAGTGGTGATGTAATGTTCATTTGTAGTGGTAAATACCCTGTTAAAACGCTATCACGATATAGTGATACAGACTGGCGATTTGATACATACAAGTTATCAGAGCAACCATACGGCGAAGTCAACATAGACAAAGAAAGTACTGTAATCTTAAATGGCGATACATTAACCGCCACAAAGGATATTTTCAACGCTGATATGGTTGGTTCGGTTATGCAGATTGAACATTTTGTTAAAGCAGTAAGCACCAGTAAAACTGGAGAAGTAATACAACGTACTGAATATGTTACACGTGAAAGACACGGCGGATATAGTAGACTTGTCGGTGAGGATTACAATAATATCAATTACGATGTAGAACAATTCAGTAGTGATGAGGATTTATCATGGAAATTCACATCGCATGGCACATGGAATGGCACTGTAAAAATTCAAATCAGTAACGATGGTGGTACAACATGGAAAGATTACCGAGTGTACACATCTAACAACGATTACAATGTAACGGATACAGGCAAGGTATCGCCTAGTGCTAAATTGAAAGTTGTATCTGATTTGAAAGGTGGTAGCGTTAATGTAGACCTATCATTCTTGCCACATTCTAATTATGGTGTAGTTGAAATCAAAGAATTTGTTGATAGTAAGCACGTTAAAGTCAATGTATTGAATAGCGTTGTAGATAACGAAGCAACCTCTAAATTCAGATTTGGACAATGGGGCAAAGGCCTTGGTTATCCTCGTGTATGTACGTTTTACCAAGATAGATTTATCCTAGCATCTAGTACTCAATACCCTAACTACATATGGTTTAGTCGCACAGGCGATTATTCAAACTTTGGTGTAGAAAAGGTAGGCGGTACCATTACAGATGATAGTGCAATCACACTACCTGTTATTAATCGCAAAATGTATGACATTAGACACTTGATACCTGCTAATGACTTATTGATTTTAACCAGTGGTAACGAATGGATTATAGATGGTTCTAAAACTATCACACCTACTAACTGCAATTTGCGTACACAAACACAACGTGGTGCATCTGAATGTGAGCCACAATACATAGGGAATAGATGTGTATATGTGCAAGCTAGAGGGTGCGTAGTGCGTGATTTAGGTTACTCGTATGAAAGCGATAACTACACAGGGGCCGACTTAACTCTATTCGTTAAACATCTGACAAAGTATCGTAACTTCATTACAAGTGCTTATGCACAAGATCCAGATAGTATCGTTTATTACGTTACCGATGATGGCAATATCGATTGTCTAACTTACATTCCTGAGCAAAAGGTGTATGCATGGTCGCACTTCACAACAAAAGGCAAATACAAATATGCTGAGAGTGTGGCTGAGGGCGAACAAGACAGTTTGTATGTTATCGTTGAGCGTGATTTCAAAAGCGGTACAGTCATGTGTATTGAACGATTTGAGCCAATGTACAATGCGGATAATAACAACGTGTACATGGATTGTTATATCAGACAAACAAGCACAGAGAATATCAGCACTATCACAGTACCTCATCTGATTGGTGAGGATGTGCAGATTGTAGTTAATGGTAGGGAACGGCCAATTAAGGAAGTACCACCTACGGCAATTATCAATATCGATGGAAAGGCACAAAGCGTAGCCGTTGGTATTAACTACACTACACGATTACGTATTCCAAGTATTGAAATGCAAATACAAGATGGTACGTTGCAAGGCCGACTATTAACAATGAGTAGGCTATCACTCAATATCTTAAATTCATTCGGTGGCAAAATCGGAAGAAACTTCAACCATATGGATGATATTTCATTACCGCCACTCAAATTATATAGCGGTGATAAGGTATGTATATTGCCAAAATTCGATGGAGTATACTCAACCGATGCATCTGTATGCATTTTACACGAAAAACCTTATCCATTTAACCTTTTAAGCGTTACAAGAGAGATAGAAATAGGCGGTGGTTTTCCAAATGTTACAGGACTTTGAGATTTGCCCTGTAAGGCACACTTCATTAATTCATGACTTATATATCAACTTACGAGCCATAGACACCTTAGAGGTCAATATAGCGAACCAAAATTTTCCAAATTATGGAAAAAATGATTTTGTGAGAGATATATGCAGTGATGATTATGAAAACCACATTGTAATTGAGAATGATGTACCAATAGCCGTATATGGTATTTCAAAAAAGCCAATCAACGGAATGTACTGCATTTATTTCTTGGGAAACAAGATACTAGATACGAATTTTAAATTACAAAAGGAATTTCTAAAACGAAGTAACGCAATCATAAAAGAGTGGTTATCCACTCATGAATGTTTATTCAATTTCATACACAAAGATAATAACCGCTCGAAGCGATGGCTAACATCACTAGGGGCGGTTATTCATTCTGATATAACGCATAACGGAATGGAACTATTTACATTGAGAAAGGGGGATGCGAATGTGTAATCCTATTGCATTAATGGCAGGTCAAATGGTTACTCAATTATGGGGTCAGCATCAACAAACCAAAGCACAAACTGCAATGTACAACGCACAAGCACAGGCAGCGGAAGCTAATGCACGTATATCTGATAGGAAGCAACAGGATATTGCCAATCAAGCACTACAAGAACGAGATAAGATGGACAATAAAATGCGGTTGATTGCAGGTCAGAATACGGCAGAAGCAGGCGCTACAGGGTTATCCATGAGTGGTACACCATTACAATTAATGGCTAGTAGCTACGATGAATACAACAAGGATATTAACAATTGGGAAACTAACAAAAACAATAGTATCTACAATGAATATCTTAATGGGGTTAATTATCGCAATGAAGCTAGTAGTGCAAGAGCGGCTGCATCTAATGCGAAAACGCAAGGGCGATTGCAAATGCTTGGAACTATATTGAGTGGTGCATCTAGCATGTATGGATTAAAACAACAATATGCAGGTAATGGTAAAGTTGGTAAAACTAAATACCAAACTGTATATGGCGGTGATACCGATTACGATGCTATTAGTGGTTTAAAAAATGGTGATGACCTAAGAATGCAACAAGGTGTAGGGCCGGGATCTATTGTAACTGTTCGTAAAGTTAGGAGATACAGATGAAGCTAGTTAGTTATGAGGGCGAACAAAAACTAAATACAGTTAATGGTAACGTTGCTAATACTGCTAGCGCTGCTGCATATGGTGTAGACCAGCAAGGACTAAGTAACCTTTCAAAAGCGGTTGGTGATTTGGGAAATACAATGTTACAAATTCAAAAGCAAAAGGAAATGACAGATGTGGTTAACGCTACAAATGAATTTAATGCTGCTATGAACGATTGGATGTATAACCCAGATAACGGCGCAATGAACAGAAAAGGAGAAAATGCATTAAGCATTCCTGTTGATTACCAACTCAAAGTACAGGAATTGAATAAACAAATTGCTGATAAATACAATTTCAAGTTAAAAGATAGTATCAATGCTTTTAATAAGATTGTAGATACTGACAAGACAAATACGATTAACAATATCAACAAATATGTTAGAGGTCAGTACGAGGATAGTGCGTTGAAAGCACTAGATTTAAACGTACAAAGCATCGCTAACAATGGTGTTGTAAATGGTAGCCCAGATGCATTTGAACAGACTATGCATCAATTGAGCGGTAGCATCAAAGCGCAATTAACCAATCTAGGGTATGATGAAAACACAATAGATGTACAAGTTAAAAAAGCACAACAGAATACCGCAGTTACCATGATTGAAAAGAAAATAGCTGATGATGATTTAGATGGTGCAAATAAAATGATTAATGCAGCTGCATCATCCGGATTAATTGATGAAGATAAAATTATGGGATACAGACAAAAGGTTAAGAAAGCATCTGTTGTATTGGCTACATCTGATGATGCAGCAATTGATGAAGCAATCGGACAATTTGACCCTCATGACCCTAACTTGCTTGATAAAGTTACTAAAGCGCTTTTTGATAAAGGGTTTGGTAAAGTTGCAGGTGCCATGGGTGAGCCAACAGTCGAAAACCTAAAGGCAGCGGTCATGGGGCAAGAAAGCGGTGGAGATGCTGGTGCGGTGAATGCACGTACAGGCGCATATGGTTTGTTCCAAATCTTACCGGATAACTGGCCAGAGTGGAGCGCACAAGCAGGTATACCGGGTGCTGATATGTCAGACCCAGAAGCGCAAAAGAAAGTAGCTGCATTTAAACTTGGTGAATATGCACAGAAATATGGTGTAGAGGGTGCGATCGTTGCATGGTATGCTGGCCCTGCAAACGGGCAACGTTGGAAAGATGGCGCACCGGATGCGATTGATGGGAATGGCAACCATTACTCGTGGGATGCACCACAGGGCAATGGTGATGAACCTAGTATTAGACAATATATGCAAGATGTTAAAGCTAAACTGTTTAATGGTGGACAACCACAGGAAGAAACGGCTGCACAAGCGCAACAACGTAAAGAATTAATTCAACGTAATGTAGCTACACGTATTCAAAACCTACGTAGAAAAGAAGCACAAACAGTTGAAAACCAACGTGCAGAAGTAGCAGAAAAAGTGGCAGCAGTTGTAGCTAATGGTGGTACAGAAGCTGATGTGTTGAAAGTAAAACAAGACTACGCAGCAACACATTCTGAGTATGCAAGAGCAGAACAGGATAATCTAAATAGAATGCAATTGAGCGTTAATAAAGCGGCACAAAACGCAATGAAAGCTAAAGAAAACAATGTGTTAGGTGTTAAAGCAGCAATTGCTAATGGACAATTCAAATCGCAAGGCGAATTAACAAATTTTCTTGGTGAAATGGGAGTGTATTTCACACCTGTTCAATTGAAACAAATTGATGATTATTACGCATCATATACTAATGGTACTGGCGATTTTGCACCTAATATGAAAGGTATGAAAAGCACAATCGAAAGTATAGCAGGCAGAAAGATTGATGGGGTTGAATATCAAGGTGTAGCAACTGCAGTATATCCTAAAGTACAAGAATACAGAAATAAATATGGCACTGACCCATCACCTGCACAAATGGCCGAATGGGGAGCAGATGCAGTATCTCAACAAGCTATTGCATCGACAAAAACAGGTGAATTCTGGGGCGCAGGTAGAATGTCTAATTTCTTTGGTGGTAAAGGTGCAGCCGTTACATATACTAATGCACAATTAGCAGCTAATGGTATGTACGGCTTATACAATACTACTGGTGATGATGGTGAACCATATTATGTATATAAAGATAGTAGTGGTCAAGAACACACGATAACACCGGAAGAATTAGCTGAAAGGTTAGGACAATAATGAGTGATTATATAATTACACCGGAACAAGCGACAAACGGAACATTTACGATAAAATCAAAGGCGCATACTACGTTTGATGGTGCAGTACAACAAGAAACAACAGATAATTCATATGGTAAAGCTATCAGTAGTGCGGCAAATAGTGTAGGTGCATGGGTAACAAAAGACCCTAGCACGGCAACAGTCGATACGGATGCAATGAACGCATTGGCGCAAACTGATGTTACACCGCAACAAAGCGAAAACTTTGTAAATAAAGCTAGTGAAATATTACAACCGGCAATGCATCGTGCGGAACAAATCTATTTATGGAATAAAGCAGATTGGGCGCAATCAGCAATTGATAGTGGTGAAAAACTAGGTATTAGTGCTGACCTTATCATGGCTAGTGGACAAGAGGGTATCAGACGAGCAGAAGCAGCTGCAGCACAAATTGAACGTGGTAGAACTATTCAAGAAGTGCGTGAAATGTATCCGGAACTTGAAAAGGTTAATTATAAAAACTCAGCAGAAGCCATTACTACTTTACAAAACCTTGAGGCTGTAAATAATACACGAGGTGTATTTGATGCGGTGCAACAAGGTATTTGGTCGATGAATGATCAGATTAAATTAGGGCAAGTTGGTTGGAAGCTATCTCAAACTACTGATAAATCTGAAATCGAAGATTTAACAAAAGAGATGGAGCGCTTGCAATCGAACTTAAAGCAATACAGACAAACAGATGGAACAGATGTGTTACAACAAGTAGTAGGCGCTACCGCTAGTCAAGGCTATATGATGGCGGCGCAAGCTATTATGGGGTCTAATCGTGCGGCTGAGGGGATGGCACTAGGTGCTGCAACAGGTGCAGTAGCTACCGCATGGGCTGGTGGTGAGGGTGCTATTCCGGGTGCATTAACTGGTTTAAGCACAGGTGTTCAAGTTGGTATGGGTGAGCAAATGTACCAAATGTCATTTGGTACAAAATACATTGAACTCATCAATAAACGAGATGCACAAGGCAACAGAGTGTATACAGATGATGAAGCTAGAAAATACGCAATGTCATTTGCTGCAGTTGATGCAGGTATAGAATTTGCATCTTTTAAAGTGTTTGGTAAAGCCTTATCATCTGTTGCACCTAAATCTACCATGGCTAAAGCTATACAAAATGCTACAAGTGATACAGCACAAACATTTAGCCGTGGTATTGGTACAACAGTTGCACAAATGATGAAAGCTAATGTTAAGGCTGGCGGTTCTGAATTAGTCGAAGAGGGCTTGCAAGACATTAACGAAAAATTCCAACACAACCTATATCGCAACGATAATGACCCTGAGGGTGTATATTCCATAGGCGATATGGCAGTAGGTGCAGGCGGTGCAATGCTACAAGCACTACCAGCCGTTATTGGTTTGGGCGCAATTGGTGGCGGTATTAGTGGCATCCACACTATGAAAGCGTTCCATGAATTTCAAAAGCTAACACCAGAGCAACAACAACAAGCCGTGATGGCAGAACAAAATCGAAATGGTACTGCTATCATGCAAGCCTTGAAACAAGATGCATCGTCAAACAAAATGGCAAAAGAAAACCCTGAACTGTACGGAAAGATTGTACAAGCACAGGGCGATAATGTAGGTGTATCTACCGCATATGTAAATGTCAACGAAATGGCAGAAACAGAGCAAGGGCAACAAGCCATTAAGAATATGATTGATAGTGGTTTGGTAACTCAAGAGGAAGTATCGAAGAGCATTGAAGCTAACGCAGATATTCCTGTACCAATCGGAAAGTATGCACAATTAAGCGGTGGCTTGACGGAAGAAACTGTAAAGGCACTAGAAGAAAGTACATACTTTACTCGTGGCGGTATGAGTATGAAAACCCTTGAACGTGCAAAAGCGGAAGTGGAAGCCTTTAATAATAACCTAGTTGATGCTACCGAAAAGAAAGCACAACGAGTTAAGGAAAGTATTATTCGTGATGAATTTGAAGATGCAAGCGATGTAGATCGTGAAGTGCTAGACCGAGTATTCTCTAATCCTACGCAAGTTAAGCAAGCATACAATAACTTGTACAAAAACCTAGTGCAAGACTATCGTGAAAACTACGCAAGCGACTTTGACAACATGGACAATGACATTAAAGAAGCTACAGCAAGTGGTGTAGAGCCACAATGGCTAACTGACTACAAGTCTAATAATGGCGGTAAATCACCACGCACTAACGCAGAACGCAGACGTGCAGCATTTCATTCAAGCGTAGCAAAAGCACAAACTGCATTCGCTGATAATACGGAAGCACTTAACCAAAGCAATATCCATCATGCTGATATGGAACATACCTTGCAACAAATCGAAAGCCTTGAACGCTTGCACGATAAGATTTTTACATTAGCAGACAACGATATAGCGTTACGGATGCAATTATCCAAGAGTGGCTATGAAGTGTACAACAAAGTAGTTAAAGCGATTGGTGAAAGCACAGATAGAAAACAACGTGAAGTGGCAAAAGCTAATGCGTTGTTAATGGCACAACATGCGGATGTAATGGCACAATATATGCGACAAATGGGTAAAGGCGGTTATACCGCTATGGATTATTTGCGTGATAGCGTGCGTATCAATATGAATGCGGTTTTAGATAATCAAAATGGATACACACAATCTGTAACAATGCAGCAAAAATTAGAGGCTGATATAAAAGCGTGGCAACAGATTGTTGATCAACAGTTAGCAGGAGTAACATTAAACAATTCCGTTCGTTTAATGGATACACCATTAGTCTTTACTATGCTTGGTTATCAAAGCGGTAGCATATACATTGACCCAAGTATTATCGCTAAAATAATAATTGGAAAGCACAAAAACGAAATAGCTATTGATGATGTTAAACAGTTACCCAAAAAAATAGCTAATCCTGTTGCAATTTTTTATAACTACGATACAAAAAACAAATCGGTAAATAAAAACGAAGTTGTTGTTGTACTTGATTTGTATTCAACTAATAATGGTAGTGCTAATACTAAAGGTGAAAGTATACAAGCTGTATTGACTTTTTCGAAAACAAATACTGGACTAAATCTAACAAAAGTAAAAACTGTTACACCTAGAAGCAGTGATAGTTGGTATAATAAACAGATAGTTAACAACTTATTATATGTTAATACAAAAAAAATAAACCGAGTAGTGACGAGCAACAGGCAACAAATCGCCCAACCAATCACTAATCGGTTTATATCTACTAATAGTATATCAACAGAAGTAGATTTAGACAAGCTCCGAAAACAACAAAATTATCAATATTATCAATCCGCATGGCATGGTTCACCACATGACTTTGACACATTTGATTTAGGCGCTATTGGTACTGGTGAGGGTAATCAAGTACATGGTTGGGGATTGTATTTTGCTAAAGATAAGAAAGTATCTGGTTTATATAGACGTGAATTATCTTTAATTCATGATGTTGATAAAGGCACATTATTTAAAGTTGATGTTCCAGATACTAAAACAATGATTGATGAACAGCAGTCATTAAATGTTTTAAGTAAAGAAACAAAGCAAAATTTAAAAGCAGCAATTAATGCGTTACCAGAACAAGAAAAAGAAGTATTTATCAATGAATATACAAATAGCCCTTTATTTAACCATTATGCAAAAAAAGGAATCGATGAGTTAAACCGTAAGTTTAACCAACTAAATAATGAGTATGATTTACTTAAAGATAAATACCTTGATAAATATATTGAGGGAGATCTTAACACCATTACTCAGAGAACCATAAATCGATTAGCTGAAAAATATAACATTGATTTAAAGGCACTAAAAGAAAACCCTGATAGTATAAAAGATGTAAAAAATCAACTAGATACAATGTGGTTTAATGCTTTTAAAGAAAATGGTATGGCTGGTAAAAAGTATAGGGAAATTTATTGGGGTAAGTATAAAGAAGATTTCTCTACACTATTAAATGATAGTGGCATAAATGGTAGAGATTTTTATATGGCCCTATCTAAAGCACTAGGCGGCACAAAACAAGCATCAGAATATCTTAATAAGTATGGTATTAAAGGTATCACTTATGTTGGAGAACAGGACGGACGATGCTATGTAGTGTTTGATGATAAAGCAATTAAAGTCATCGAAAAGTACAATCAATCCGTTAATGGTATGACTGAAATCATGAGTGATGGTGAACGTATCATCAGCATTTTCAAAACTGCTGATAGAAGTACATTCTTACACGAAATGGGGCATGTGTTCTTTGATGATATTCAAAAACTAGCATCCATGGACAATGCACCTAAACAATTACTTGATGATTGGAACGCACTCAAAGAGTGGAGCGGTTGGGTTGATGGCGAAAACGTAGACAATACCAAAGCACACGAGAGATTCGCACGAGGTTGGGAAAGCTACTTACGAAGTGGTGAGGCACCAACAAAAGGACTACAACGTGTATTCCGTCAATTCTCTAAATGGTTAACTCGTATTTATCGTAGTGTTCAACGATTAGGCGGTGAAGTACCATCTGATATTAAAGATATAATGGCACGTATGATAGCTACGCAAGATGATATTGAAAACTACGCACACGAGCAAGCATTAGAGCAGTTTGAAAATACAAAATTGTATCAACAGTTGAGTGAAAGCGAACAAGCACGAGTGCAAGGCTACATTGCTGATATCAAAGAAAAAGCAAAAGAACGTGTAATGCGTAAGTACATGAAAGAGTTAGACAATCGACCTATTAAAGAATGGGAAGATGTAAAATACGATGTACAAGTTGAAATCGAAAAGCGTTTAATCGAAGAATATCCTATATATAAAGAGCATCAACGATACATGGCATTGGGTGATGGTGCATTGGAAAATACTCAATATCGAACTATTGAGGGGTTAGAAAAAGCGGAACGTGAGGAAGCTGGCAGTACTTACGATGAAGCAGTAGCACAGGAAATGGAAAACGCTAGAAATGAGTTTATTAATGATCCTAACGCGGGCAAATCCAACCAAGAAATAGCCGAAGAAATGCTGCTATCCAATCAAGGCCAAATGGAACTTACACAAGAGGAAGCACGCTTGATTAAGTCACATACAAATAAGGAACTAGCGAAGAACTGGGCGTTGTTGGATAAGCTGCAAAGATTGGATGCAAATAGTGAAAACCTAGATGCAGAATTAGCACCGATTGAACAAGAACTAACAAAAGAGCAATTATTGCGAAAGGATAAAGCAAAAGTTGATAAAGAGTTAGGAAATGTTTCAAAAGAATTAGATAAAGCTAATGATGAAATCGATAATCTAAAATCACAACAAGAGCAAATCAAAGCACAGGCTAAAGAGCGTGAGCTAGATTTGAAAGATAAGAATAACGAATTATCTAAACGCTTAACGGCAATCACAAATCGGTTAGATAAAGTGCTAGAGCAAAAAGAACGCTTACAAGAACGGATGCAAGAACGCATGGATAATAAAGTATTATCTAAGGAAGAACGAATTGAAAAGCTAATGGATACGTTGCAAGAACGTATTGATGCGGTTCGTGCAATTCGTGATGGTGGATTTGGTACTATTCCAAAATATATGGAACGTGCTAAAAGAGAATTAGGCGATTTGACATTATCTCAAGCTAGCCAGTACAAGAAATACCAAAATCAAGCCGTAAGAGACGGCAAGAAAGCGGATAGTGCATTGGCTACTGGTAAAATAGATGAAGCGTTACAAGCTAAACAATCACAAATGCTGAACCAAGCAAGGGCAAGAGTAGCATTTGAAAACTCAAAAGCTATCAAGAAATTGCGTGTTAAATTGTTAGACCAATTGAACCGCATGACACGTAGTCAAAACCCTATCATGATTGAGCCTAACATGCGTTATTTCTATACGCATATGGCATACCAAATGGGATTGACTAAGTATGATGGCTTACAACCTGCTAATGGGTTTGACATGATGTTAGTTATTAAAGCACTCGATGCAGATGCTGACATCATGGGTGATAAGGAAGCGACTGTACAGCTTGAACCATGGATATACGAAATGTTCGATGCTAAATCACCTAGAACGTTTAGTACTCTTAAAATGAGCGAACTCGAACAGTTAGAGGAACTCATGACAGGTATGTATAAAAGCGGTAGAACTCAATATGAGGGAAGTACACTAATCGATGAAAAAGGAAATAACGTTACATTTGATGAAGCTATATTCCAAATCATTGATAAGGCAGCTGAAACATTTGGTAGAGATAATGGGAATGTATTCAATGAGTTAAACAACCGCAGCCGTGCAGATGCATTGTCTAATACATTGAATAACTTTAACTTATCATTATTGAAAGCCGAAACATTCTTACGCAGGTTGGATGGCGGAAAGAACGGCCCTGCAGTTAGATATATTTACGAGCCAATTAATAAAGCCACTCAAAAATTCAATGAGTACAAAGAAAAATCTATGTACAGATTGGCCAGAGATGTAAAAGCGGTATATTCCAAGAAACAACTATTTGATGTTCGTAATGATCATCTATATAACGTAGGCGAATTGCGCAACGTTACCAAAGAGCAAATCATCATGCTTGCCTTGAATTGGGGTACAGAAAAGAATAGACAACGTGCTTTGGAAACTATCCAAAGTAATGAAGTAGAAATGGAACGAGCGTTTCAAGAATACATGACCGATAAGGACTGGGAATTTGTCATTCGTACATGGGAACATATCAATTCATTCTATGAAGAGCGTAGTAAGGTACAAGAGGAATTGTATGGGAATCCTTTAAAGAAAGAAAAAGGGATTACATTTGCAATTGGTGGTAGAGAAATACAAGGACAATATTTCCCTATCGTGTACAATCCTAAAGTAAGTGCTAAAGTATCTGATTTTGAAACAGAGGATATTGCTAAAACGATGATTGCTAGTAATGCAATATTTGGTACTGGTATGGGTGCTACTAAATCACGTTTGGATGTAGTCAAAGGCAAGTCCTTGATGCTTGATTTTGATGTTATCCCTAATGCGATTACAGAGGCTATTAATCACGTTACCATGCGAAAAGCAGTAACCGATGTAAATAAGCTGATAGGTAATAGCCGTTTCCAAGAATATATCGTTGACAAATTTGGTATGGAAACCTACCAATTCTTGCGCACATGGGTTCGTGATAACTGGAAAGATGAAGCTGCAAAACTTGATGCATGGGGTAGATTGGTTATGACACTCAAGAAAAATACCTCTACCGCAGTTATGGCTGGCCGTGTATCCGTAGCATTACAAAATGCGTTGAACATTCCTGTTGCTATGTATCGCATTGGTGTAGGAAATACACTCAAAGCAATTAGTGATGCAGGTATTGGGTTCTATGGTGTAGGTACAGCCAAGTACAACGCAACACGTGATTTTGTATTATCTCAATCTATATTCATGAGGGAACGTGTTCAAACGCTAGATAAGGATTTGAAACAAGGGCTATCCATTGAGGGTAAAGGCTTACGTATTGGTGATACTAACATAGGTGGTTATAAAGCCGAACAACTAGCTAATATCCGTGATGATATTAACCAAATGGGATTTAGACTGTTAACAGAAACTGATTTTGCGTTATCTATTCCTGTATGGAAATTTGCCTACGATAAGAAAGTACTAGAGTTACAAAGTATTGAGGGAGTAACGGCAGAATTTGTAGAACAGGAAGCTATTAGTGCTGGCGATAGAGCCGTAAGAGATATATTCGGTAGCGGTGATACAAAAGACAGTGCAGGCATTCAACGTTCAAGAAATGCACTCACTCAACTATTTGTACCATTCTATTCATACGCTAATACTTTGTACAATATCATCGCTGAGGGTAACTATGCACGGAAAGACCAAGGCAACTATGGACAATTCGTGCGTATGCTATGGTGGACTTTGACCGCACAAGCACTAGGTATGATGGTATACAAATCCATGACAAATGGAGATGATGATAGCCCTGAAGATTTGGCAAAATCCTTTGGGGAAGAATTGGTATCACAAGCTACTATGGGTGTACCTATTGTGCGTGATATTTCCAATATGGCTATGAAATACATTCTAGGTGAAAAGGTATTCAATAAAGGGAATACAGTAATGGCCGCATCAATCGTTGAAAAACTATATGATGTAGGCAATGCAATTGTATCGCCTAATAAAGGTGCTATGGATGTAGGTAGAAGCCTATCACAAGTATCTAACCGCATCACAGGTTTTAGTGATACTGTAACAGATGGACTATGGACATTAGCTAAATTTGCACTAACCGATACTGATGCAAAACTAGAAGATGTCATTATGGCTATCATGTTTGATAGACGATTGAAAGATAAAAAATCTAAAAAAGATAAACATTAATAAATAAGGACTACTCAATTATGGGTAGTCCTATTTAATTAGAAAAGGAGTACATATGATACCAGAAGTCAAAAAACCTAGTGTAGTTTATCAATGCGATGGAATTAACAAAAAATGGATATGGCCGTATGATTTTTATAAAATCGAAGATATAGCCTTAATCATGGTGGATGCAGACGGCACAGAAAGCGTACAAACAGGTAATATCGATTATGACAAAGAAAACAAAACTTTAACATATCCTGCTGATGGTGATCCATTAGACAATACGCACAAGATTATTCTTGAACGTAGAACACCAATTAAACAAGATACAGATTTACCTGATGAGTACCCTTTCCAAAACATCGAACACATGACAGATAAGGTTACATTGATTTTGCAAGAAATGCAGGAGAAGATGAACAGAGCCTTATTAATCCGTGTAGGTAGTGATGAGGATGCAACAACAGTTGCACGGAAAATTGTAGATACATCGACAAAGGCAGCAAATGATGCTATCAATGCATACGAAAAAATTAAAGCAGAAAGCGAAACTATCAATGCTAATGCAGAAACAATAAAGACATTAGGCGGTGAAATCACAGAATTAAGCCGTACAGTTGATGATAAATTAGCGACTAGCAATACCGCACTGGATGTATCCAGTGCTAATGTAACAAAGGCAGAAAAGCTAGTAGCGGATGCAAAAGCATACGCAGGACAAACAACAGTTGATAAGCGTGATATTAACGAATTGGTTAGTCAAGCACGCACGTTAAAAACAGACATTGATAATAAACAAACATCAATCGCAAGTAATGCTATCAAGGCAACTGATGCGGCAAAACGTGCAGAAACGGCAGCTGCTAAAGCAGAACAAATCGCATTGCCTAACGGCGGCGGTTTGATTACTAAAACAGAAGCCGATACAAAATTTATTCCAAAAGATAGCTTGTACGGCATTGTATCCGTTAAAGACTTTGGAGCAGTTGGCGATGGTGTGGCTGATGATACCGCAGCATTCAAACGTGCTAATGATAATTTGAAAAACAAAATATTGTTAATCCCTAATGGCATCTATAAAGTGAATGAACATGTTTCGTTTGATACTGTTGATAGTGTTATGGATATGGGTACATACAATAACATCAAGCCATTCTATCCTACCGAAACACCAATGTTAAAAGGTGCATCCAACATCGCATTTGTTAAAAACATCCAATATGGTGATGAGGTCAACCAATGTCAAGGGTTTACCTACAACGAGAAAAAGAATGTGTTTGTACTGGCATGTATCAATGGTGATGGTACAAAACAAAACTTGTACGAATTAAATCCAGATACATTTGAAATTGTAGGTACATATAAGTTTAGCGACCCTGACCGCATGGGGCATTGCAACACTATGTGTTACAACAAAAACACGAATAAGATTTACCTTGCCAATGGTTTAAAAAATGGTAATAACTTATCTGTATTTAATGCGGATACTATGACATTTGAAAAGACCATTACATTAAATGAGCGTGTATTCAATATCGGATATGACCCTATCACACGAACTTATGTGAGTATCGTACCAATTAGCGGTCAACAACGCTTGCGTGAAGTCAACTTGTACAATGATGATTTCCAAAAGATGAAAACCTATCAAATTGACTACCAGTACGATGACTTTAATAACAATGGGGCCTTAATGCTTAATGGATGCATCATGAGTGCAACGCTCGGTAGTTTGGTAGAATGTACACCATTTGGCACAGTTAAACAGATTATCGAAATTAACAGAACTACTGAAATCGAAGATATAGCATACTGCAACGGCAAATTCTATTTTGCGGTACTAACTGAAAAGCCTAGTAAACGGCATCAAGTAGATATTTATGTAGGTGATCCAAACAGAGATTATCAAAACTCAATTAACACTGCTAGACTTGCGACATTAGATTATTTAAAACTCACAGGCGGTAATGTAAGCGGTTCTATTGTGCTTAATAACAATACATTGTTAGAGGGTAAAAAAACCGATGGACATGGTGTGCGTATCGGTAAAGTGTCTACATCTGATGCGGTGGAATTGGGCGACCCTAGCGTACCTGTATACTTAACAGGTACTACGTTAAAACACTATGACGGCACAGATAGTAGCACAGTATTAACCACTAAACATTATGACAAGGCTATTTATAGCAAAACTAAGGCTGATGAAGTATTTGTCAAAAAAGATGATGCAGGTTCGTTTGGCTTTCCTTATTCTAAATTAGATACCGCAACAGATTGGAATACACTTACAACGCAAGGGTGCTACGAAATCAATTTTGATGGCGGTGCTAATAATCCACCACGTTCGCATAAGCAAGGTATGTTGATTGTATTTAACTTTGGAGATGGCAAACTAATTGACCATACGTTACACACATTAAATGGTGAAACCTATCATCGTACTTTCATTGGTGATAAATGGGGTTCTTGGGGGAGAGTGCAAACATCATTGAATAGCCGTGTTCAATTGTGGAGTAACAAAGGTACGATTGAGGTGGGTGTAAATGGCTAATATTACAATAAGTGGTGCTAGTACAGGTTCATTTAATATGACCGATGAAATCCGTGATATAGGGAATAGTAAATATTTAAAAGTTGCGATGAGCGATAAACCCTACTATGCTAGATTGTCTACAGAAAAACCATCCAATAACAATATATATGTTATTATCGATAATACTAAGTATTATGTGCAACAAAACCCTATATTATTCGAACCAATATATTATGAACATAATTACAGTAACTTTGAACAACGATTTACTGTATGGCTACCAAAAGGTAGATATTTGGTTGAATTTAATACCACAAATACAACAACAGATACTTTCACAATACCAAGTGGTTTAGATGCAACAATTGTATATAGCTACAAAAAAGGAGTCGGTGTTACCTTATCAATAACAAGTGAGGGTTGGAGAATATTTAATAAAAGTAGAGAAACAGGGAGAAATCGAACTTGGTTTAAATTATCAAAACAGGGAGATTAGTATGATAGAAATCTTTATTCCAATATTTAACGAGGTGTTTAACGTGAGTGAGGCTGTACGAATTTCATTAGCTATATTCACAACAGTTATTCTTGTGTTTATAGACACAATTTTACGAGTGCTAGTTGAAGCAAGGAATTACAATCTAGCAACAAAGAGAGAAGTTACAATCAAAAATACTATACTAGCTATCCTGTGGAGAGGTTGGGCGGTAGTAGAAATTGACGGAAAACCTAAACGATTTTTAGTATCTAGTAAGCTACGAGCGGATATGACTAAGAAATTAGTCAAATCCTATCCGTGGCTTTTTTTGTTAGCGTTTATTCTATTAACATTGCCTGATGTAGAAGTACCTGTATTGGGCCGTGTTGATGTATTCCTATGCACATTGTTGTATTTGATACCTATATTTATCGAATTGGCATCGTGTGTAGAAAATATGATAGAACTCGAATTAGTAGAAACGAGGTGGTTTAAACGTGCGATAGGGCTATTTAAACAAGTGATTGATTTCGTTAAATCGGTAAAGGAAGCGATTAAATGATTGAAAAAATAAGTATACGAGAAGTACTGACAATCATCATATTAGGAACTGTAAATATAATGGCTATCCTATATGGTTACAACGAGTTGGCGATGAGCATATCGTCAGGCTTGGTTGGATACCTAGGCGGACGTGAAAGTAATAGAAAGGAGCAACAAAAATGGAATTAGGCAGATTAAGTGCGGTATATGAAAGTAATGGAGACCCTGCTTGTGTATCAAGTGGGGTTAATGATGCAGGTGGTATTTCTTATGGAACATATCAATTAGCTAGTAATTGCGGTAGCGTTGGTGAATTTCTAGGTTGGGGGTTACGGCAAGGTGGGTACTACACCGACTACGCAAGAGCATTGGTAGATAGTGGCGAAATCAATAGTGATGAGTTTATCGACCAATGGAAAGAACTGGGATCTATTGATAGACAAGGATTTGCAAAAATGCAACATGACTATATCAAGGCTAAATACTATGATGTAGCGTGTAAGCTATTACAAGACAATATGTTCCATGTGGATAAGCACTCCGACACATTGAAAGATGTGATATGGAGTAGAACAGTACAATATGGCGTAGGTAATATTGTTGATATGTTCAACGATGCATTGAAACTGATGGAAAAGGCTTTGAATTTAGAATTGCCTAATCTATCCTACGTTGATGATAAACGCTTTGATTATGACATCATCGCTTGTATCTATGATGTATGTATGAGTACAGAATGGAATAATAGTGCGTTACGTGATAACTTGAATGAACGTTTCGCCGATGAAAAGTTTAGAGCGTTGGAAATGCTACAAAATGAATTAAATGAGGTGTAAGCCATGTTATTTAGTAAGTTGGTACAAACTATCAAGGAACATTACAAACTAGCCATAGCGATTGCCCTATGCGTTTTTATCGCTATTGTAGGTGTGCTGATATATCATCACAAACAAAAAGAATTAGAAAAGCCTGTTATTCTTACACAAGAGCAGGCTAAATCACCTACAGAATTGTCAAAAGCAATTCATGTTACTGAAACAGAAGCACAGGAAGTTATTTCCAAAAAAGAAAGAACTCAACCTATAGTGACATACTACACACAAGCACCGACAGTTGAAGTTGCAGCAGAACAGGTGAAACAGGATATTGCACATAGCAACCCTAATGTACCTAAAGCCGTTACTGAAAAAACTGATAGAACCGCAGTAGTTGCTAACACAGATGAACAAAAAGTCGATGTGTACAAAATCAATCTAAACAAAGGACACAAGATAAAAGCTGGTGTTACCTTGATAGATAATAAAGCCTATGAAACTATAGGCTATCAAGCAGGTAAATTTGAAGTGTTAACACATTTCAATGGACAACATTTAGAGGGCGGTAGCGTACTTTACACAGTAAAGGAATGGTGATCTAAATATCTCCGAGTTGCACGGATTGCAACAATCAACTGTTAATTGACAGTTGGAAAGTATTACTTTATAACTGAAAGGAATAACACAATGGCACAAGTATTTACATTTGACGGAAAAACACATCAATTCGCAGAAGATATTCAACCAAACAAAGAGGGGTTATACATGGCAACTCTTAAAGATGGTGATAACGTAACATGTGAAATGTGGTTCGTAAACGGCGAACTACACCGATTAATTGAATTAGAATAAACGTATTAGAGGGTAGCTTAATTGCTACCCTCTTTTTTTATTTCGTCAAATATTCGTCAAATTCTAATTGTAAAATGTGGTAAAATATGAGAAGTAATATTTACCGCAACTAAGATTAATTGCAAGTATAATAATAATTGTGAAATAATTGATAATCCATAGTGAATTGGAGTATAATATATTGATATGTTATGACCATGGAGGAGAAAAACATGAAGCGGGTTCTAGTATCCGTAAAAAGTGTACAAC